ATAAGATGAACTGATTAGCACTGTATGCTCTTGAAGCGGTATTGCCGTTTTCTATGTAGTCAGCTACGTCTGCATTGTCGGCTTTAGTAGTTTCAAGTACATCTACTTCTGCCTGTATGCTGTCAGTTTTAGCTACATAGTCAAGAGTGATTGTCCCATTGTCAATCGTGACTCTGTTGTGCCCCTTAAGCATCTGCACCTCGGTAGGGGTGCAGGTAAGCTCGATAGGCTCGGCTAAAGGATAACATACCTGCATATTATTGCTCTGCAAAAAGGTTTTCCAATCTGCCACATTCATATCTTGTGCGCCTGTTTTGCATACATTGATATATACTTTATTTGATAATAGTGTGGATATGGAAAATCCAATTTCATCGCCACCCCAAGTATTATTGGGTGTGGTTTCCTTAAACATATTACTAATTGCACCCACTTTGGAATCGTTTGACGTATTGGGTTTTGCATCTGTAGATAATTGCAATTCCACACGCATACAAGCGGTATCTGTGCCGTTTGATTTAGTCCAGTTTTCAGTACCATCGAATGTTTCGATAGCTCTATCAACCGTAGCCACCCCTGTAGTAAAATCAACGCTTCCGCCGTATACGGTCTGTCCGAGCTGAATGGTGACGGTTAATGACTTGTAAGGCTCGTATGCGGTTGCTACACTTCCCTCCTCAATCTGTGGTGTATCACTATTGCCACGATATCTTGACGCATAACAATAGGCGGTGTTTGCCGGTGCTGTTGCCGTAACATGTGTAATATTACCCTGTGCCGTTCTGCTTAACTTGTTACCACTTGCATCATAAAAACCAATAGCCAATGTTGCATTTGATGCTGTGGAAACTGTAAATGTTTGCCCTTGTTTTGCTATGATTTTTTGAGAAGTAATGCTCCCATTATCATCAATTATAGTACCGTCAGTATCAAGCCATTTATTAGGGTTTGCATTGGGGTCAAAGATATTCTTCCCTGTATCATCCACCACCACCGCTGTCCTTCCGCTTATGGGGCAGATGTTGGAGTAGGGGGCAAATGATGTTGCGGTTGAACCACTTTCAAGCTGAACATTGCTGAATTTCGCCAAGAAACCAGCCTCTGTATTACCACTACTTAATGCACTTCTGATAAATATTTCTCTTTGTTCACTTATAGTGAATGAAGTTCCATCTGGTGATAGGTCGACAGATTCCCAAGTGTCAGTATAAACTAAATACAATACATAATTGTCGTTCTTGACATAACTAACAGTATAAGTTCCTGCCTTTAATGTTATAGGCTCATAGCCCCATCTTAAAACACTGGCATCTGATGTGTATTGATGTAGTACTCCGTGAGAAGAATCAAGCTTATTCTTCCCTGCTCCCCCGACCCACGGATGGTCATATCCATGTAAGTCCTGTATAGCATTTATTACTGTCTTGAGTGACCTCGCCTTGCCTCCTGCGCAATCAGTGATAACCACGGGATTGCCGCTTGCGGTCTTGGTGAGGGCTTCGGCTAATACAGAGAGCGTGTTGCCCTGTCCGTCCTGTATGTCACCGTTGAAAGCAACATCATTTCCTGATGCTGCAACAGGAAGTACATCCTGCTTACCAGCTAAATCAGCCTTGGTTGGTATTTCAAGATCAGCACTTGATTTATTACCTGAAAGTTCTACTCCGTTTATCTGCGGTTTATGGGATAACTGGTTATAGTTAGATGTTCCACTTCCCCCGCCTGACTTATCTGTATACGCCTTTGCCGCAGTGAGGGTTATCATACTTAATCTATCCATGTTTCACCTCACTGTTCTACGAACTCGCCCTGTTCGTTCGCTATATATATGTCACCTGTACCCACTATCATCATCCATGAGCCTACTGCTATTTGATCGCAGTCCTCATATCCGGGGATATCCGTTGCCGTAGGCAGTTCGTTAGGTACAGTGTTTGAATAGCACTCTACATATACGTGCTTTTCATCATTCCGCGGTATCATTTTTGCATAAGTTACTGTCATTTTTTATTACCTCCCATGAGCATAATATTTCCTCTCCCCCGGCAGAGGTTGCCCTCTGCCATCTCGCGAAAGGAGAGTTGTTGTAACGTCCCTAAGACGCAGCAACCATTTTCTGATATTCCAAAACTCCGTATTCGCCTGTTTCTTCCAGCCCTACGGACTTCTGCCACTTCTTCATAGCCTGTCGTGTTCTTTCGTCATACAGACCGTCTGTGCCGACTTCATAACCCATCGACTTTAGGCTTTCCTGTAACTCTCTCACCCTATCGTTAAAATCACCGTAGCCCATTTTCGGTTCTACTGCGTTAACGGGAGTGGGTTCGGGAGTGGGTTCAGGTTTGCTGTACCCGTTTAAGCCAAGCTCCTTTATCGCAGTGGGATAATCCACATAGCAATAATCCTGATCGCAGGTAATCCCTGCAATCTGATTAGAACGTATCTTGTTTATTTCACCGCCATACTGCCATATACCCACGCTCATTCCACTATTGAGCTTAGGAGCCGTAGCAGAATAATAAGCTACCCAATGACAGAAGTGCATGAGACGTTTATCATCAAACCTTGAATTATATGAGTACGGATTGCCATATATTCCCGTAAAATATCCGGCTGATTCCACTCTTTCAAGGAATACCAGAGCAATATCAGTAAGCAGTGTCTTTTCAAGTTTAAGCATTTTCCCCTCTACATCATAGTAGACAGGCATATCAAACTGCTTCCCCTTTAACAAAAACAGGAAATAGTCTGCTTCTTCTTTGGCTCTTTCCTTAGTAGTCGCAGCTCCAAAGAAATAAGCCCCCACCGGAAGTCCTAATTCTTTACACTTCTTATAGGAGTTTTCAAACTGACTGTCTTTGTACAACCCAACATTTTTATCGTCGCCACCGCCAGCTTTCAGGATTGCGAACTGCACTCCTTCAGCCATAGCCTGTTTGAAATTGAAATCTCCCTGATAACGGGAAGTATCAATACCGAACCACTGCATACAATCACCAATAAAAAAACAGGCTTAATGCCTGTTTAGTATTCTTTCACATTCGTATATGATATTCTTCACTTGCCAGTCGCTTAATTCGTACATTTCCGCGATCTTACTGTACGTCAAACCGTCAATATACCGCGACTTCATAATCGCACGGTTTCTTTGCGCATGAACCATTCCAACGATATACTCGTCAATCATGTATTCTATTTCCGTGCGAGATCCAAATTGCTTCATACAATTCCGATTATAGTATATTAAATGGGTTTTGGCGTTACAAGGTGATAAAAAGGTCTTTCAAGTGATAAAAGGTGTTATATTTAGTATGTTTTTCCGTATTTTTCCTCAAAAAGTCGTTCACCTTTCTTCTTTATTGCCTTACCGTAGCGTTCGGAGTAGTTAAGTTTATTAGCCAAGTACCTCACTGTCATACGATCATGGTAATATCCCCACAGCATAAAGACACATTCCTTATCATCTATGCTCTTTATCTGTCTCTCTATCGTAGCTTTAAGGTTTATCAGCGCCTCTTTCTCTGCATCAGCCTTTGTCGCGGAGTCCACAGCCTTTACTACCAAGCTCTCCATTCTGTCCGGGGACGGGGACGTATCTACTCTGATATCGCTATACTCATGCCCCATCTTCATAGCCAGTTCTCTCCACGAGTCAGCCTCGCTCTGCACATTCAATATGTCAAAGTCTATCATTCTTAACTGTTCTAAATACGCTCTTGTTGTCATTTCCCCTCCCATTCTACCCAGCCACCGCAGTAGTCACACGCTCCATACTTTGACGTTATAAGCGCTCCACAGTTAGGACACGTTAATCCTTTAGGCACTACCGTATTAAACAACTTCTCCTCTCCGAACGTATGAAACGTCATGGATGCAGTTAGAACCTTACTACACAGTTCACAATCAAAGGACGCATACCCTCTCGTCTCTATCGCCCTATCCTCATTCAGAAATTCCAGTCGCATTTCTTGCGTCCGTAGATCATCTATTTTCCGATAAAGCATCTGACTTCTATCCGTCAGAACCATATCCGCGGCATACGTTATATCCAGTCTTGACCTCATAAGATGGTACTCACCGCCTAAGTTCCATGCCTCTACGTATTGCGGTTCTTCTCTCCTACGGATAGAGATTATGTCGTCAAAATAGACGTAATCCTCTCCGCAGTTAATCAAAATACGCACATTACGCTTCTTTTTCTCCCTTATAGGCATCTCCGACAGGCAGTATCTACAGACTTTATCCCTCGGGTCTGTCACGCCACCGCAGCACGGGCAATGATAGGCTGTTATCTTCATATGAGACTCCTTATTATCTGTGCCTGTTTACGCTCTCTACGGTTCTCAAACATCATGGCTAACTGTGTAATGCTATCAGCCGCATCATCCCACGTATTTTTACCCTCCGCAGAGAACAACGTCATTTCATCGAAAGCCTTTCTATACTGTTCGGACGCGTGATACAAGAAACCATCCTCTTCCGTCCATTTCCCCAGCTTCAAAAAGTAGAAATTTCTCTTTACAAAGTCAGAATATCCGCTGATCTTATCCTCTTTACTCATTTTTACAGGGGCATTTTCCAATACTATATGGCAGTGATGGATTTTCCTTGCGTCTAACTCCTTTTGCAGTTGTTCCGCAAACAAGTCACCGCCACGGTTCTTCTCTATCTTAAGTTCCGTTATCATATGCTCCTGTATCTTGTCTGCCACCAAAGGGATCGTATACGCCACTGTCCTCTTATCATGTACCCAGTCAACGATATACCTCTCTTTATCCCCATAGTCTTTACAGATAGGCATAGACAATGAGTCTCCCGAACCAAACGCGGGGTCTAACGCTGCAATAGTCCTACACTTTCCATCAGGCACATTCCCGTCAAACCTACGCATCTCTTCCACAGGGAACGTCAGACCCTCTCTCACAAACGGTGACTGCTGAAACTTCGCCATCCATTCAGCTTTATCCAGCCTATCCCTCATATTTCGATAGTATTCAGTCGAAAATCCCTTTATCGCATACTTAAAATTACTCTCGTCATTCTCATCCAAGGCTGGTATCTTCCTAAACCTTGCCCTGTCATTCCCTATATTCTCTTTCTCTTCCCTTACAAGAGGGTCATACACTGACCACAGCGTTCCTACCAAGAGCTTCTTTGCACCGTCATTCATACGGTCTAACATCTTATTCTGATACTCCTGATACGTGTTCTCCATTCGTGACGGGCTTAATGAGTGTTCCCTATCCCTTACAAGGTCATCCACATACAAGTACCCGTCCTCACTTACGTCTATTGCTCCTGTCCATGTTGCATCTATACTTCTACACGTAAACGTGGCAAATTCGTCAGCTTTCCCTAAATTGATCGTCAGCTCCGCAGGATCGCTGGACTTCCTCTCTACGACTTCTTTCATATCCGGGTTATGGTGTCTGAATAATTCCGCAAACGTATACTCTTCCGTCCCCGTCAGATTATCCAGTCCCCTGAAAAACCTCTTTACCAACTGCCCTGAATGTCCACCCATCGCATTATGGCTCATGGGTTTCCTCAAACCTATCCACGACAGAAAAAAAATCATAACCGTACTCTTGCCTACTCGACTCGGCATCGACAAGCCATAAGTATCTAACTTATCGTCCTCCATCTCCTGTAGATCATTCACCACAGTCTTTAGCGTCCCCCGCCTCGGAAGATAGAACCTCTTATCATACGGTCTATTCTTCTCCATATAGTACATATAGCTCTCAAAGTTATAAAAAGCCTCTTCTTTCAGGACTTCGTACATTATCTGCACTTCTTTAAAGCCCTGTCCTCCCTCATACGTCTCAAGCTGCCAAAATCCTCCACCCGTTTTCATTCTTACCCACTTATTCAGGTGGTCTTTGAACATCCTTGAGACTTTCTTCCCGTATTCAGGGTCTTTATCAAACCTATACACGTCCTTTACGACTTGTGCATAAGCCTCTAAAACAGGAAGCTCTATACCTTTCTGCTCTATATACTTCTCATAATTGTCTATCGCATCTAATACAGCCTGTCTCAAACTACAAAACTCCTACCGCATTTCTTGCACTCACCGCCCATTGTCTGCCATTCTAAGGTCGCAGGATTCCGCATCATATGTACCTCTACGCAGCCTTTACCGCCACAGCCCATGCGTATCTTCTTCCCGTCTATATCCACCACTTTATCCGGCAGACAGTCCCGCATCACTGTTTTTGTCTCTTCTCTTTCCCCGAACCACGAAACCATATCCGGTTCAAGCTCTACTTCCATACCACAGGCAAAGCACCGATACTTCCCCTGTATCTTCCCTACCTCTTCATGGCACTTCGGACACACAGGACAAGGGTACAATTTATCTTTTCGCCAATCGTATTCCTCTCCCCATACCGCTTTCATCGCCTATCATCCCCCTTTAGCGCCT